AAAACGGTTATGCCTAGTGGGCAGATCGTTATTGAACGTGTTCGAAGAAACATAGCAATAAAGGGGACGGAACCTATCGTTGAAACAACTAATGTTGGAGAAATTGATATTAAAAACTACTACGTTTTAGCAGGCGCTTTAGGAGAAGGCGGCGATTGTGGTTTGCCATACACATGGTTAGATCATCAAAACGTCGCAAAGGTTGTTGGAGTTCACTCTGGTAGATCTGGGATAGATTCTTATTTTGTCCCCATTTATCAGTCAGATTTTAACAACGAATATTTCGCTCAAGCTTATATACCAAAGTGGCTTAAGTTTTCTCATCCTGAGGAGACTAAGGCCACTTATACAGGAAAAATGTTGTATATGGGCGAAGTATTGAAGAAGAAGATTATCCCGAAGGATACCAATTACTTACCAACCGTTGCTCAAGGTGATCACATGCATGAGAGTATGTATGAGTTAACAACGGCACCAGCCTTGTTGAAACCTATGATGGTAAACGGAGTAGTAGTAAGACCTTTGCATAATGCGATGATCAAGCTAGGTAGATCACCAATGCGCCCTATGGCGTCATGGATGGTTGAACTAGTTACACATTATCCAGAAATTGCATTTTCGGGATTTTTTCCAAAACACCTAAACTACCAGAATATTAGACCATGGACTTTGAGAGAAGTGCTTATGGGTATTCCAGGAGTTTGGAAGGGTTTGGCTCAGGACACAGCAATAGGATATGATATGGAATGTGTCTCTAAATACAAGTCGCGTAAAGAGATTTGGAATAAAGAGACAGGATACATTTCCCCTATATTGATTCAGTTAGTTGAAGACTTAAATGAAGCAGTTAGGAGAGGTGAAGTCCCCAAGAATGTTGTTGCTGGTTGTCTAAAGGACGAACCAAGAGAGTTGGACAGAGTGGAAGGAGGTAATACAAGACTTTTTTGTATAGGATCTCTTTCGCACTTGTGTTGGACCGTTATGTGGATGGGAGCATTGGTAACAGAGATGAAGCGATGTCGCTCAACAAGCGATGTTGCAATTGGAACCAATGTTTACGGACATGACTGGATGAATATGGAGCGTGATCTTAATAAGTTCATTAATGCCTTTTTTGGCGGAGGGGACTTCAAAGATTATGATACATCTCAATGTACCTGGTTAGGTTGGGCTTTAGGAATGGCGTGTGTGCCATTTTATCGCCTACCAAAAGGTAGTTGGGAAGAAAATTGTGTTAGATATGCATGTCAAAGTGCATTGTGTCCACTCTTGGTAATAGGTAGTCAGCTGTATTGGCTTGATTATTATAATTCATCAGGAGGATGGTTAACAGGTTTTCTGAATTCATTCGTAGGAATTTTTATAGTAAACACGGCGTTTTTTTATGCCCAGGCTAAATCTGGCGATCCTGACTTTCAGAAAGTTAGGCGTCGAGATGTGATGAGCTTGTGGGTTTATGGAGATGACAATGTGTGGTCTATAATTCAAAAATTTGGCAAGTATTT